CGCGACCGGCATGCCGTCCGCCAGCGAGACGGTTGCTACTTTGGAATCGCTCGCGCCCTGCCAATACACGAGCGCACGCTCGTTCGCAACGTCAACGCCCATCACCACAGAATCAAAAACCGCATCGGGGAATAAATCGCGGAAGACGCCGAGCAATTCACGGTCAGATATCGAATACACCGTGCCAGTGTACGGATTGCCGCCGCCGATCAAGTCGCGCGCGTTGATGTACGCCCGGTCCCACGCCTCGACCGTGTGCATGAGAATGCCGTTGTTCGGATTCGCGAGCACCTGATACGGAGATTCGAGCGCCATGTACGTATAGGTTCCGTCGCTCAAATCCAGGATCGCAATCCGGTCCGCCGCCGACCCGCTTGCAAACTGGTCGTCGGTGTACCAGACTTCATTAGCCGTCTGCATGATGGCCGTGACCTGATGCAAGTCCGTGCTAGTCGCCGTGCCGTTGTAGTACGTGACGACTTGCCCAGATGAGCCGTCAACCACGACCTCGAACGTGAGATTAGGAACCTGCCCGCTCTCGCCGAGTTGCAGCCCCTCGATGAACACGGAGCCGCGCCCACGGTAGGCAATCGCATTCGCCGTGCCAACCGCTTCCTCGTATGTGGGATCGGGCAACTGATCGGCCGCGCCCGTGTACACCGTGAGACGCCGCCAATGATCTGTATTCGCGCTCGCTGCAATCGTTCCGGCACTCGCACCGGAGTCACTTCGCCAGATCAATTCGCCGTTACGCCAGATACGGGCAATGCCGGCTATTTCCACATCAGTAAGCCCGAGCAGCCAATTCATCTCGTAAACTGTCGTGCTCGTTTCAACCTCAGGCTGCCCGCCGCCTTTCCCGCCGCCGCTCGATGTCGTTGTCGTAATCGGGATTCGATCGCCGTGCCACCAGTCTTGGCCAGCGGTTCGGTGCGTAGCGATCAGGTACGGGATTGCCTGGCCGTAATTCGTGCCGACGATCTTCAGATCGATCAACGGCTGCGTTTGCGATTGATTCGGAGGCTTGTCCAACATCCCGCCAATGTAGCCACCGATCGCCCCGCCAATCGCCGATCCGACTGGCCCGAAGTAGCTCCCGATTACGCGCCCGGCAAGAGACCCGATAACTACGCCGCCCATAAATCCACCATCGGGAAACTGTAAGCAGCGATGAATCGCTGAAAGCGCGAAAACTCAAGCCGAGTTTCAACAACGCGCGCAGGCCGCGCTGTGTTGCTGGCATGAATGATCGATAACCCGCCGTGAACGTGATTGCCGAGAATGCCTAGATGCTGAGGATACTGATCTGCGACCATGACGATAGCGTCGCCAGGCTGCATCGCGCTTTTAGGAACGCGCGCGCCCATGAATCGGTCGCACCATTCGACCATCGTGTTACCGTCCGGCCGCTCCTGGTATGGCGGCACGTCGAAGTCTTGCGGAACGAGCAGAAGATCGCGCGCCACGCACACGAGCAGCCCAACGCAATCAATCCCAACACCGGGCATGCGCGCGGCGTGATGAAACGGCGTCCCGATGTAGGCGCGCGCATACAGCACGATATCCTCGCGAAGCGTCATACGTTCGCCTCTGCAGGTTTTGTCAGATCATCCGGCCCGACCCGGTGCGGTTCGCCGCCGAAGTTCAGCACGTTATCGAACTTTCCGATGCAGTCCTCGGTGAGGCGGCCGCGGCAGCCGGCAACGGCAATGCCCGTATCGCCGACCTGCACCGTGCCGAACATCATCTGCGAGAGGGTAAATGTCCCGTTAGCCGCATACGCTTGCACCTTGCGCCGCACGCCAGCGTTGTTCCCCGTGAGCCATTGCACCTCACCATAACCGAAGAAGTCCGCCACCTCTGCGCGCGCCGAATCGCGGAACACCTGATTGCTAGTTACGTTCGTCACGGTGAACGGTTCACGCCACGGCGATGTACTGCTGTCCAGATCGATCATGCACAGCCCGCCCGTCGCGCGCGTCATCGACCCGAGCCGATAGCGACACGTCTTGCTGCTCGCGCTGCCGACTGGTGTTTGCATGTACTGGCGCAAGTCCAGTAACTCCGCGACCACGGTATTCTGCCTCACCTGTATCTCGCCGATGTTGCCGGCTAGAAGCGCGTCGATCCCGAGCCCGATATTTTGATGGCAGTAGCGGAAGATCAGGAACGAAGCATTGCGCCAAACGCCGTTATGAATATCGACTGCAGTAAACATCGTCCCATCGTGCAGCGTGGTGATCTCCATGTTTCCGACCTGCAAGCCGGATGCGATCACGAGCTCTGTGAGCGTCAGCCCCGGATCGGCGAGATAGGTTACGCCGTCAATTTCGTCGTCAACATCGTGTTCGGTGAATCCGTAAATGGCCGCATCGTCGCGCACGATATTGATGGCCGTCGCGAGCGTAGTGGTCCCGAGTTGATAGTGATCCATCAGCCCGGTAGGAATATCCTTCACTCGCGGACCTCTTCCAGGATCACGCTCGGCCCAGCCATGAGCCGAAGACTAGCCGGCCCCGCTCGCTGCAGCACCCAATCCAGATCATCGCTTGTGAAATGCACCGGGACGTAGAACACGCCGGACCACGTGACGGCCGAAGCCGCCGGAGCGGAAGGTATCGTCACGATGCCCGTCTCTTCGTCGAGCGTGTAAGAGAGTGTCGGCGTGCCATTGATCTTGAGTACGAATCCTATCGGCTTCGGTCGCCGTATCGCGCGATCCTTGTAGAGCGCCGATCCCGCCGAAGTCTTGCGCTGGATCAGTTGATAGTTCGTTCCGCTGATGAGCGTCACGAGTCCGTTCGTGTCGTCAACCTGGCAGTCCTTCGGGTCTTGCACCAAAAATCCATACGCGCCGCCTTCGGTAACTTCGTGCAGCCCCTCCAGTGTTTGCCAGATCGACACCGGCAGAGGCACGGTCCCGAACTGATACTGCCGCAGCGTGTTGCTCCAAAGGATGTTGATCCGTTTCGCGCCGCCCTGAGCTTGCGCGCGCCGATTGCGCCGCATGTTCTTGCCGCTTAAGCCAGCTTCCCATAGGCTGTTCGGCGCAATCACGTTCGAGAGGATGGTTAGAGCCATCAGCCGAACCTCGATAGCGATCGTTGCACTTGCTGCCCGCCGCGCGTGAGCCCCTGAGCCACCGAGGCGCGATCCTGCGGCCCCTGGAACGTGATCGGCATGTTGACAATTACCTGACGCCCGCCGCCCCAGTCTCCGCCATCATCCTCGCCGGCCGGAGTCACGCGCTCGCCCTGGTGCAGCATGTATGGCCCCGTCTTTGGCACGTAGGATGTGCCGCTTGCGAACGAATCGAGAACCTCATCGAATAGACCGCCGCCGATATCCGCCGCGCCAGATGCGGCAGAGCCAGCCGCTACCGATGCCGCGAATGCTGCGCCCGCTGCCGCGACTTCCGCAGCGAACGATGCGCCAGCCGCCACAGTTTCCGCACTGAACGTTGCGCCGCCCGCAGTGACCTCTGCGCTCAGCGTTGCGCCCGCTGCTGTCGTCGTCGTCGAGAATCCGGTAGCCGCTGCTGTGACCGCCGTACCGAATGCCGCATCGTTGGCTGCCGTGCCTATACCAGCGCCACCGACGCCGGCCTTGGTCCTACCGAGCAAAGCATTTAGCCACGCCGGGACGCCAGGGATAGCCTCGCCGGTATCAACTAATCCGGCACCCTTAGTTGCCGCGCCCGGAGACCCGAGCCCGATCAGTTTCCCAATATCGCCGAGGTTGCCTTTGGTGAACTCAGCGAGCGGGCCTGTGATGAACTCTTTGACGAACATCCGGTTTAGATCGGACACAATGCTAGTGCCGATCTTGTTGACCATATCCTTGAACGACTTGAATGTGAACTCGCCCTTGTCCAAGAACTCGACCATCGCATCTTCGGCACTCTTGAATGCGTTGCTGAATAAATCCTCAGTCTGCTTCGCGATGTTTTTTGATTCGTCGATGTAGTTTTGCAGCGCCTCGTTCGCGCCGTTGATCCATTCCGATTCGCTTTGCAGAATGGCAGATGTTCGTTGCTCGTACAGCGCGACCTCTTTTGCGTAGGTTTTCTGTGCGACTTGCAGATACGTGTCGAACTGTTCGCTTGTGATCTGCCCGCGCCGCCGTTCGCCTTCTAGCCGTCGCCGTTCGCCGAGCAGCTTATCGTCTATCTCACCCCGGCCCGCATTGATCTCGCGGAACCGCGATCCTCTACCGATGCCCTCGACTTCTCGCGCATTCCGCCGCGCTACGGTTTCGAGATAGTTCTTGGCTGCCGCTTCTGCCTCAGCATAACCTTGCGCGATTCGTTTGAGCGCAGCGCCTTCCTCAGTCGCATTAACGACCGCTGATGCGGCGGCATCCTCGCGAACTTTATTGATCTTCCCCTGCGCCTCTGCAATCTTGCGCGCGTTCTCCAGCCGGTCCTTGTCTGCGTTCTTGCCGGCAAAGGTTTCGCGCTGTAGCCGGTCGATCTCCTGCTGTAGAGCTAGTTCCTGCTGCTGCGCGTTGAGTTGAATAAAGCCGAGCTTGGCCGCGAAGTAATCCTTGTCATCCACCAGCGCCGCACTGCGCATCGCCTGCATGATCCGCTCGGCATTCTGGAATGTATTGATCTGCGCATCGCTGGCGCGCTTGATGTCTGCAAGATCGCTCTGCAACTGCTCGCGTGCTTGCTGGCGTGCGGCTTCGAGAGGATCGGGACCGGATGCGCCGCCGGTCTTTGGCTCCTTCACAAAAGCGCTAGCTCTGGCCGTTGCGTCAGCCGCTGCTTTGATCCGCGCAGCATCAGCAGCGCCAGCTTGATCTACAGTTTGATGCGATTGCAACTCGGGAATAAGCGCGTCACGTTCTTTCGTCAGCGCGTCTACTCTCGCCTGCATCGCCTGCACTTGGCGCTCACCTGGACGCAAGCCCGGACCTGCCTTTTGCGCTCTGTCTAGTTCAGCGTTTGCCTTGGCAATTTCCTCGCTCAATCCAGCGATGCGCTGTTTATCGTCGCCGGCTCCGAAGAATGTCGCGAACGATTTGCCCCAGCTGTCTGTCTTTTCTTTGGCGCTAATCAACAGTCCTAGGAGCTTATTCAGAATCGGAATGAAATTCGCGCCAAATGCAGAGCTTGCTATTTCCAGTTCCGCGAGCTTGTCCTTGAACGCATCTGCCTCGCGCGCCATTTCTTTCGTGATGCCAGATAACCTCGAACCCTTAGCTATCGCTTCAGCAATGCCTTGCGATCCCTCCGATAATGCCGGCGCTAGTTCCTGCCACGATTTGGAAAAGACTTTCTGCGCAAGCGCATTGCGCAATGCGATGTCAGGGATCGTGTTGAATATGTCGGCCAGTTCCTTGAACGCTCCCACGCCATCGCGCGCAGTCACGCCAAGCTCACGGAACTTCTCGGGCTCTTTGCCTAGCTCCACAGTCATCTTATTGATGCCCTTGGCGAGCCCGTCTAAATCCGTGCCCGTCTGCTTTGCTAGGAGCGAAAGTCCCGCTAAATCTTCGACCGCGATCCCAGTCGATTTATTCAGATCATTGAGTTTATCTAGAAAGTCGATCGTGCCGGACGTTTTTACCGCTATCGCCCCGGCGGCCGCAATGCCGAGCCCAATCAATCCGGCCTTAAGCCGTCCCGCTACGACCTCCATGCGTTGATGCGATTCCGTGACCTTCAGCGCCGCATCCGCCGCATTGATCTGCTCATTCGATGCGCCACGCATTGCTAGCTTGAGCAATTCTGTCTGACGCGCCGTCTTGCCGATCGCGTCGTTCTGCGCCTTGAGATTTCCGATATACCGATCGATGCTCGCCGACTGCGCCCGCGTGATGTCCTTCTGGCCCTCGGCAAGAGTGCGAACGGCTTTCTTTGCATCATCGATGCCAGCCTTGAGCTTCCGCCCATCGGCTACCAGCTCGATGATCCCGCGCCCGATTACGCTATCCGCCACGTTTCGCCCTCATCAGTTCTAACACCGCATCCTCGCAGATCCGAACATCATCCAAGATCGCCGGCCAATCGTCCGAAGCGAACTCCCGCGGTGCCACTACCGGCAACGCCTGGTAATCTAGTCCCGTCGCCCCGCTCATGCTCACCCGCCACTGCGTAGACATGCGAATGAACACCTGGAACGCCTGCCAGTTGCAATCCCACACGTCCACCGTAAGCGTCGCCTCGTCTAGCGTAAGCCCCCACAATGCAAGCTCGTGTGCCGCCGGTCCGGGTTGATACAGCGCCCGTGCGGCGGCTACGAGTTTCCCGCTTTAGCCGGCCGGATAGCTGCAAGATAGGATTCTGAAATTGCCTCGATTACGCCGTACCGAGAGTTGAGCAGAGCCTTCACGTTATCCCGATCGAGCGCTTCCTCGAACGGCCACGCAGCAACGATGCCCAGGAAAAACTCGGCCTCGCGTTCTAACTGCGCGCCGATGTCGAATACATCGCTGTCCGCACCCGTACTTGCAGGCGCAGACAGATTGCCGAACACCGCCGGCAGTTCGGTGCGCGGTAGGAACTTGAAGATGAAATCGAGTTGTTCCTGA